CTCGAACTATTCAAACAGAAGAGAGAGAAGTTAGAAAAGTCAAAATCAAACAAATAGACCATAAAGATTGGGATAAATTTGAGAAGAAACTAGCTTCAACTATTAAGAAAAATTTAGCTGTTGATGTCGAATTTTACGACGGAAGTGCCGTTCCTCCGGGATTTGAAGATGTGGACGGCGGCTTTGACGGCTTTATGGATAGCAAAAACAACACAATGTATTTGCGTTCAGACGCAACTCTTTCTGAATCGGAAATAGTTGCTGCAAGTATACACGAAAGCGTCCACCATATAAAAGCTGTCAATCCAGAAGCTTATCAAAATGTCGAAGACGCAATTTTCAGAAATATTTATATTGCTGACTTTGCAGAATTAAACGACGCTTACTCTGAAGCTTATGGAGAAGTTTACAACGGCAACGAACAAAAAATTCACGAAGAGATTATTGCCGATATTGTTGCAAAAAGAACTCAAGCTGGATTTGCAAATATTGAAGAAGTAAATTCAGCTATAACAGATATGTTTAAGGCTTTCAATAAAAAAGCTAAACCTTCTGGCGTGACTTCTGGAGACTTAAAATACGCTCAAGGCGTAGAGTCAGATAGCGAAGGAACTCCACTATCTCCAGCTCAAGCTAAATACTTCAAAGATTCCAAAGTTAGGGATAGCGAAGGCAACTTGCTTGTTGTTTATCACGGAACAACTCACGAGGATTTCTCGGTATTTGATATTAACAAATCAAAGTCAACCGGATTATTAGGTCAAGGATTTTATTTCACAACCTCACAAAGCGAAGCTGCGGAGCGTTATGCTCACAAAAAAGGTCGTGTTATAGAGGCGTACTTAAATATGAAAAACCCTCTTGAAGTTGACCTTGTTCACAAATCGTCAGTTATTTCTAAATTAAGAGACTTGTTTAATGGCACTTTTGATATTGATAGCTATTTATATAATGCTAGATACAGAGACCGTGTTGACACTAAAAAGATGTTATCAATTATAAAAGAACAAGGATATGACGGGATTGTAAACAAAGAAAAGGGATACTATGTTGTTTTTGAATCAAATCAAATCAAAGAAACAAGCAATATAAATCCAACAATCAACGACGATATTCGTTATGTTATAAACAAAAATAAGGATATTAAAGACTTGGTCGTTGTTCACAACTTAACAGAAGACAAGCTTCGCAAGTCTATTGAGCTTGGTGGATTAGCTGTGCCTTCTTTGGCAATCATAAAAGATTCAACCGGTCACGAAAACTTTGGAGATATTAGTTTGATATTCTCCAAAGACACAATCAATCCAGAAAATGAAGACAATAAAGTCTTCAGTTCAGATGTTTATTCTAAACGCTTCCCTAAAGTTGTGAATAAATTTGCAGAAAAAACAGCAAAAATGTTTCACAATAAATTTGTTGACGCAATGAAATTGTTTAATGAAGAAAGAGGAGCTTCTTCTCTGGAACAGCATTTTGAAGACACCTCTATAGCTAACGCTGTAGATTATTTTAGCAGAGAAGATTATGTTAAATATCAATACTTAAAAGATAATGGAATAGAGTTTGAGCCGGCTTACAAATACTATGATGTAGCAAACGAAACAGACAAAGCCGTTTACGAAATGCTTATTGATAAGTTCAAAAGTGTTTTGGATAGCGGGGAACACGATACCGACTATATTGTTGACGAAGTTCTTCCAGAAGTTGCGAAGGTGCTTAAAGCAGAATATTTAAGATTGTCTGAAACCTCCACAAAAGAGTGGCTTAAGCGTTCTTACGCTAAAATGGCGGAAGAAATTGACGAAAATCTATTTTTTGGAAAGGTTGATAATTACATCTATAGAGCTAAAGAGTATGCAAGAAAGAAAGGAACACTTGTACTAAATACAGAAGAAACCAGAAACAAGCTAAACGAGCTAACAAAAGGCAAAGATAAAGCAATTTATAACTATGTTTATAATTTCTTAAAAGAATATGACGAAGGCTCTTATTTTAGAAATAATAAGGAGTTTTACGACAGATATGGAAATCAAAGAAGCTTTAACCAGCTACACGAAGAGCTTACGCTTGAAAGCTTGGTTGATTATATGTGCGGAGCTGTTCAAGACTCTGAAGGCTTTAATTATGGCGTAGGAAACATAAGAAGTTTATTAGCAACTCAATTTGAAAGCTTGCAAGAAATAAAAAATTCAAAAGATTTAATTGTTCCGGCTGAAAAAATGGAAGAATTAAAAGAAGCTTCGAGCAACGCTTTCTATGCTTTATGTGGAAAGATTCATAATGATATTGGTATTGCTGCAGATATGTTAAGAGATATGGCGAAAACAAGTCGAACAGAATATACTATAAAATATGTTTTCAAAGATTATAATCAACCAGAGCCAAACTCTCAACTGATAGGAGAAATTCAAGAGTTTTTCAATACTCTAAAAGACTATCCTACAAATTATTTTGAAGCAAAACCTCAACGAGCCGTCGGATTTGACGAGGTTGTGGAAGTTATTGCTCCGGCAGACACAAGCCCAGACATTATTCAATATTTTACCGACAACGGAATCAAGGTAGAGCTATATACAAGCTCAACAACCAGCAGAAGCGAGCTAATTAAAAGCTTGCCGGAAGATATTAAATTTGCTCTAACCAGAGGTCAAGTCCGCAAAGAAACAGCAAAAGCTTCAAGAGCTAAAGTTTACAATAAAGTTGAAGCAGAGCAAATAATCAACAAAATCTTAAGTGACGCTCATACTGAAAATTATATATTTACAAGTATGTCTGGAGCAAAGAAATCCGAAATTGTTGACAAATTGTGGATAATTCTAAATTCAAAAGACGAAGGTTTTAGGGCTGGAGCTGCTTTAGATGTTGCAAACTTCTTAATCGAAAATGCTGCAGCAGAAAGTATCTGGGAAGACAACACCGAATATCAAATGGCGGCTCAAACAATTAGTGACTTCAGCGACTATAAAAAGAAAATAGCTATTGACTCAATTAAAAGCGAAATCAGACACAGATTTGACGACAAGAGTCAAGGAATCTTTAACAGCTGGGGAGCTAGAAAAGACGGAATTAAACTTGGAATCTTTGACGCTGTTGCAGAACTTCAAGGAAAAGGATATTTTACAGACAACAACATAATTAACGACGCAGATATGTTTATCGACTTTGTTGAGAGATATAACCACGCCAAAAGAGTTGTTGAAAATAATAAAAAATCCTATATGAAGGAACTTGCAAGCGAAAGCGAATTGAAACAATTAAAACAAGATATAGCTAGAGAGGTTTTACTTTCTTTCGATAACTATGGAACAAAAACTCGATTCGCTAAAACTATTGAAAAATATCAAAGAAAAATTACAGCTCTTACAGAACAGCTTAAAGATACCAGAGAAAGAAACAAGGCTATTAACAATTTATTTGAAACGATAGACAGAGTTAAAGCTCTGGAAAAATATAAAGCTGCAGATATTGAGCTTGCTCCAGAAGTGACTAAATTTATCTCTTTATTAAAGAAAATTAAGACTTGGAGAGGAAATCTTGCTAACAATGTTCGTGAAATTATGAACACTTATGCTCAAGATGTGGAAGGCAAGAAGCTTTATGAATTGATAGCAAATGAAGCTGACGGAATCAAAAATCCAACAGCTCAACTTATAGAAGATATTGCAAGAAATCGTGGAGAATTAACAACAACAGAATTAAAGAATCTGGATTTAATCTTAAGAAACTTTATCCACAATGTTAAAAACTACGACAGAGTGTTCTTTGAAGGAAGAAATCAAAGCGACACGAAACTTGCAGAACAAGCTATAGAAGAAACTCAAAAAGCTATTAAGGTTAAAGACGAAGGCTTCACGGGAGCTGTGTCTAAATTTACACGCTGGCTTCAAGCTCCGGTATGGAGATTTGAAAGATTAAGCTCTTACAGAAAAGACGGCTTTATGACAAAAGTCTTCAAAGAACTTCAAGAAGGTGTTGACAAAAAAGCTTTATTTGAAATGCAAGTTGCTAAACACTATGAAGACTTCTTCAAGGAAAATAAAAAGCTTGTAAAACAATGGAGAGAACAAACAATCGAGATAGACGGCAAAAAACTCTCTAAAGGTCAAATGATAAGCTTATATATGCTATCTTTAAGAAAACAAGCTTTAACTCACTTATTTACAAATGAAACTCAAGACGCTGGCGTTGTTAGATTATCTAACGAAAAATACGCAAGCAAAAACGAGTTTAGAACAGCTCTAAACAAGGGCGAAGACTTCTCTATCACTCCAGAGACAATAACACAAATCGAAAACAGCTTAACCGAAGTTGACAAGCAGTTTATTGAACTAACTAGACAATTCTTTGACGAAATAGCTAGAACTGCGAAGCACGATACGGATATGGCTTTATTCGGAATCTCAAATGTTGGAGAAGAAAACTATATTCCTATCCGTGTTGCAAGTGACGAAATATACAAACAAGTAGGAAATGAAAGCTTAAGCTTTAATGACCTATTTAGCGTTTATTCTCCGTCCTTCAATAAAGATGTTAAGCCTAACGCTAAAAATAAGATTGTTGTTGAAAATATCCTTGATATTGTAAACAGACACACTAAACAAATGGCGGCTTACTACGGACTAGCTATCCCGGTTAAGTCTTTTAATAGGATTTATAACAAGAAGCTTGAAAATGGCTCAAAATTACGCACAGAAATAGCGAAAGTTGATTCTGGCTTTGAAGACTATGTAGGAAAGCTTTTAGCAGACTTGCAAGGCAATATAAAACAGCGTAGCGGTATTGACAAGCTTGTCAGCAAGATTAGAGGACTAGGAGCTAAAGCTGCTTTAGGATTAAATCTTAAAGTATTAGCGAGTCAGTTTGTTTCTCTTCCAGCTGCTGCAGCTGTGGGCGTTAAATATAAAAATCTTATGAAGGGCTTCGGTATGGCGTTAGCTAAAAAGACCGATTATAATATTCTAACTCAATACGCTCCTATGCTTTATGAAAGATTCAGAGAAGGAAGTACGATTGATGTTGGATTGTTAAAAGAAGGCACGGGCGTTTTAGGAAAGATAGACGCTTTAACAGATATAACAACAGCTCCTATAGGCAAGATAGACCAATTTATTTGTGGTGCAGTCTGGAACGCTTGTCTGGAACAAACAAAAAACAGCTCAAGCTATGAAAACTACAGCGACGAGCATTATAAGGCGGCGGCTAAACTTACAGAAGAAGCTGTGATAAAGACACAATCTAACTACACGGCTTTATATAGACCAGCAATTTTAAGAGAACAAAACTCTTTCTTGCAGTTGTCAACAATGTTTATGTCAGAGCCTTTACAACAATTTTCACTTTTAACAAGTGCTGTGGATAAAATTAGAGTTGCAAGGATTCAATTAAAATCTGCAGACGCAGACACGGTAGCTGAAGCTAAGGCTTTAATGAAGGTTGCAAAACAAGAAGCAACAAGAGCTATAGCTGCGGTCGTTGTTGATTCGATTATATTGACTCTTATTGCTCAATTATTCCGTTGGGTTAAAGGTCAAGACGACGACGAAGAAAAAATAAACTCAATTTTAACAGACTTTGCAGAGAATTATATCGGTATGCTTCCGTTTGTTAAAGATGTTTACACTTACTTACAAGGCTATGAAGTGTCGAATATGGTGCAAACCGGCTTATCAAATACAGCTATGGCGTTCAAGGAAATGTATAATATCATTGACTTGTTGGCTTCTGGAAAAGCTTACGACCAAGCTCAAATCAATGGCAAATTGAGAAAAATTCTTTTAGGAATAACTCAAATGACCGGTATACCTCTTCGCAATCTGGAAACATATTGCAAAGGAATTATTGAAAAATTCTCTCCTTCTGGAGTTTATAAATATGAGAAGTTCTTCTATGACGGAACAACCTCAAGCTACACAAAAGAGCTTATTGAGGCAATCGAAAGCGGAGACGACGAGCTTGCAGATACAATTCTGGATTCTTTCTTAACCGAAGAAAAAATTCCGGTTAAAGACAGAGAGTTAAGAAATATCTTAAAGGACTTGTATGTTCAAGGCTTTAGTGTGTTCCCTAAATCTGTAGGGAAAACTATCACTCTAAACGGAGAGACTATAACTCTTACTAATTCGCAACGCAACCGCTTCAGAAGTGTTTATCAAGAAGCAAATGCTCCTATTAAAGCTATGGTAAATTCTAATTCGTTTAGAAATGCTGAAGCTGAAATTCAAGCAAAAGCTATCAAGGCTATTTATGATTATTATTATGATTTAGCTTTAGAAGACTTGACCGGAGAAGAAGTTGCAAGTGAAAAAGACAAGCTATTCTATGCGGCTATACCAATCGAAGAGCTTGCCTTGATTATAAAAACAGCGAGAGCTATAGAATCTGACAAAGACAAAGAGGGCAATACAATCTCTGGCTCAAGGAAGAGAAAAGTACAAGATTATATTTCAAAACTCAATTTATCAGCTGCAGAAAAATATATGGTTATGGGCTATCTTGGCTACAAAAACGCAGTTGGAAAATCAAAAGTTAAGATTTATATTCAAAGGCTTAATATGACTAGAGCAGAGAAAGAAGCTTTACTAAAATATTGTGGATACTAAAAAAGGCAAGGATAATTCCTTGCTTTTTTAGGTTTAATTGAGTCAACTCTCTCTCAAATGGAAGCCGCCTTAAGCTCATTGAGTAAATGTATAATCCAACACTATAAAATGTTTAGTATAAATAGTGTTCGGATTATGTGACTTTGGCGGAGCGGATTGTGTCAAATCTGAACACAAATCCTCCACCATATCAATATCGGCGTCAAAGCTGTGGTCGTCCTTATTATAAAGAACAATCGTAATTTTATTATCATATAGAATAACTTTATTAACAAGTCTTTCTATAATAATATCTTTAGCTTCTTCGTCGCTTAAGCTATCTTTAATAAATTCGTCAAAGTAGAATAAAACTCTCTCTTTAGTTAAAACAAAGTCTTCTTCAGCTTCTTTTTTAGCTATAGCTTCGTTGAGAGCTTTTTTCTTATCCTCAAGCTCAACAAGCTCTTTTTGAGTCGATTCTGTTATAATTCCGTTTTTAATTGCTGTTATAATATTATTGATAAATTTATTATTCTCTGCAAGCTCTTTCTTAAGGATTGTTATTTCGCAGTCTTCTTTAATATCTTCGTTGTAGCTTATAACAATATTTTCTATCGTGTCAAGAATTTTGTCTGGAGCTAAAATATGATTTAACACTAAACTTGCAACAAGATTTTCCAATTCGTCTTTTCTGACAGATAATTTTTTGCAGCCGTTGTGTTTTTTCTTGCCAAAACACTTATAATAATGATGTACAATTCCAGACTTGCTTGTTCCAGCTTCTCCCGTCATTAAAGATTTACAATGCCCGCAGTAAAGCTTCCCGCTTAAACGATAATTTTCATAAGCCTTCATACGAGCCGGAGAGCGTTTATTCTTTTCAATTTTTCTTGCAACAATATCAAAAGTCTTGTCGTCGATAATTTTAGGATAATAATCTTCTACATAATAGTCGCCATACTCAAAGACGCCATTATATTTTTTGTTTTTTAACATATTCATTATTGAATTAACACAAAAATATCGACCTTTGTTATTTGTTATTTGTCGCTCTTTCAAATCGAAGGCTATATTTTTAGCTGTCAAGCCGTTTGCATAAGCGTCAAAAATTTCTCTGACAACTTGAGCTTCTGGAGGACTTATTTTAATTTCTTTATCAACTACAACATATCCGTAAAGAACAGCTCCGCCTAAAAATAGTTTTTTCTGGATTGATTCAAATTGACCTCTCTTTACTTTCTTTGATAACTCTCTGGAGTAGTATTTAGCAAGAGAGACAAGCAAGCCTTCAGTTAAGATTCCGCTTAAGTTTTCGCTTCCGTCTGCATTTGTTCCGGTTATTTCGGTTGCGGATAGAATCTTTACTCCGTTTTGTCGAAGAAGTTTTTTATCTGCACCATAATCGCCGTCGTCACGAGCAAATCTGTCTATGGCGTAAATAATAACATAATCCCATTGACGATTGCTGCTATCACGAAGCATTTTCTGAAAGTTTGGACGAATATCGTTCTGTCCGGTCTTTTTTCTGTCTATATATGTATCTAAAATTAAAATATCGTTTCTTTTTGCAAATTCCTCACAGACTCTTAATTGACCTTCGATTGATTGTTCTGTTTGGCTATGAGAACTAAATCGAGCGTAAATTACAGCCTTCTTCATTTTTTATCAGTCCTCCTTTTACGCTTTGGAGGATTGTCTTTAATTGCAATAATTCCATAAATTAAACAGCCAGCCGGAATTATAAGCATAACATAAACCCCGCAAGCTATAGAGATGTAAGTAAAAAATATTGCTGCAGCAAACGCTGTCGCAGCTATAGCTATGTTTTCATAGTAGTATATCGCAATAAGCAATACAGCAACTAATATAATAAATAATATAATTCCTATAGTATATAACATTATTTATCCTCCTTTTTAGATTCGCTTAAAAGATTTGTCGCATAAGTCAAGACATCTCCTTTCTGTTTATCAGACAAGTTTTTACAAATTGTTAATATTGCGTCTTCCAGAGCAGAGAGTTCTTTGCCGTTGTGAATATGGTTGTTTTGATTGTTATTACCAATTATTCCATTATTGACTCCATAATTAGAATTATCTTCCAAGCCCATTAAGTAGGTAGGAGATACATTGAACAAGTCAGCCATTTTCTGAATTGAAGTTCTTTTCATATTTTCAACAAGACCGCTTTCATATTTTCTTATAGCGGACTTCTGGACGCCAATATGCTTGCCTAATTCTTCTTGAGTCATATTATGTTGAAGCCTTAATTGCTTTATAATATCGCCCATTTTCATAGCTTTTTACCTCCTTTGTGTCTTAATTGTAGCATAATGTTTCCTAAAATTCAATAAAATTTTCATAAAATTAAAAAAAATTTGAAAAAATAGTTGACTTTGCTTTTTAGAGGTGCTATTATATGAGTGTCTTAAGAAGACACCAACGAATTAAAAGGAGGTTGATATAGTGAATAAAAAGTTGTTGGAAAGCAAAATGAAATTGTTCGGCGATTCTAATGTCACACTAGCCAAATATCTAGGTATCACTCCACAATCTTTAAGTGCGAAGAAAAACGAAAGCGTTGACTTCAAACAATGCGAGATTGTGAAGATTAAAGATAGATATAAGCTGACTGCGGAAGAAGTGAACAATATTTTTTTTGCTTAAGAAGTGTCTTAAGAAGACACAAAGGAGGATAAATGTTAGATTTAGTTGTAAAAAAATCAAACGAATTGAATCTCGACGCCTCTGAAAAAAAGTTGTTTGGTCGTTCTCTAGGGGGAGCTATAGCAAAATTTTTTCAAGACAAGAACAACCTTGAGAAATTCAAACAAAAAGAAGAATTTTATAAAAAGGAGGTAAAGCGTCTTGAAGTTGAGAGAGATTCTGTTAGAACAACAAAAAAAGGCTAAAGAACTAGCCGTAGAAGTAGGAACAGACGAGCCTATGATAAGCAAAATAATAAATTACAAGTGCCTTCCCGTTCCGCTTATGATGTTAGCAATATGCAAATCGCTTAATTGCAAGGTTGAAGATATATACGAAGACGACGAAGTTTACTATAAAACATCTGAACGCCAACATAAAGCAAGTGCTGAAATATCTGCAAAAACAACATCAAAACAAACGAAAGAGTTAGACTCTTACAATTTATGCGTTAAATTGCCTAACGAAGCTAGAAACACACTTGCAAGAGAAAATTTACGCAAGGTCGGCTACAAAGATTTAACTCAATGGATTTGGAAGTGCTACAGAGATTTATTAAACGAAATAAAAAAGACCGATTCCAAAGTGGACTTGGAAAGCGGTCAAGCGAATTAACCTATCGCACCAATATTATAACAAAATTAAAATTAAAAATCAATATTTAGGAGATATTTTATGGAAAATCAAAAAATTATCAACTTTAACGAAGACGAGCAAATTAAATTGTACAGAAAAAGATTATCAGAACACACTCTTGAAAGAATCTTGGCTGTTGCTGCTATGAAGTCTTTATTAAACGACGCAAGCGGAGAAACGGAGCTAATCTATAAAGCCGCTCGAAAATTTACTACCGCTTACGATATGGAAAAACACTATTTAGAATCTATACAACAGCGTCAAAATGACCTATACGAAAAAGCTCAAAAGAGCGAAGGAGGCGAAAATGGCGGACAAGCTTAAAAGTATGAGCAAAGCACATCAACGCTACTACACTTCAGATGGAACTCTTGTTCCCGGAGCTACAACAATAACCGGATTATTAAACAAACCAGCTTTAGTCTTGTGGGCTAACAGATTAGGGCTAGAAGGAATTGACTCAACTAAATATGTTGACAAAGCTGCAAAAATTGGAACTTTAATTCACTATCTTGTTGAGTGTCATATCACAAAACAAAAACCAGACTTATCAGACTATACACAAAAAGAAATTGAAATTGCTCAAATCGGATTTAATAAATATCTGGATTGGGAGAAAAAACACACAATCGAGCCTATATTCAACGAAAAGGGATATGCTTCAGATAAATACAAATATGGCGGAACTTGCGACTTTTATTGTAAATTAGACGGCAAATTCACTTTAGTAGACTTTAAGAGTTGCAAAGGAATTTACGACGAACAGTTTTGTCAAGTCTCTGGATATTCAAACTTGCTAAAAGAAAACGGAAAGAAGGTTGAGCAAATTTTAATTTTAAGAATCGGACGAGACGAGGCGGAAGGCTTCGAGGAAAAATATATAACACCAAAGCAAGAAAAATTGTATTTTGGAGTATTTAAGAATCTTGTCAAAATTTATTATTTGAAAAAGGAAATTGGTTGGAGGTAAATATGCCAAGTAAGAAAATCGAAGAAGAAGTTGCTGTTGAACAAGAAGCAACGCAAGAAACAAAAACTTATACCGGATTAAATCTTTATCAAAAAATCAACGAAGTTAAAAAGGTTGTAAAAACCTTCACTAAAGATAAAGAAACAGAAGGAAGCGGCTCTTATTCCTACATATCTGGAACGCAAATTTTATCAGCTATTAAAGAAAAAATGGAAGAGCTTCAGTTGTTATTATTGCCTATAGCAACAAAACATCAATCTCACGAAATATTCAATTATAAGACCGGATACGGAAAAGACAAAACAGACTTTATTGTTATAGGTCAAATATCTTATGAGTGGATTAACGCAGAGAAGCCAGAAGAAAGACAAAAAGTTGATTGGCAATATTACGGGCAACAAAATGATATATCTAAAGCCTTCGGCTCTGGACTAACTTATTCAGAAAGATATGTTTTATTAAAATCTCTTGGCGTTCCTACAGACGACGAAGACCCGGACGCAAAGACCGAAGATAAAACTCAAGAGAAGTCTAAACCAGAAAACAAACCAGCTGCAGCTCCAGCAAAACCAGCAACTCCTTCAAAGTATCAACAAGCTGAAGCAAAGGCAAAAGAAAACGGATTCACAATGGCTCAAGTGACAGAGTGGATTAAGAAAAAATACAAAAAGGCTATAGCTGTAAATATGTTATCAAACGAACAATTTGACGAACTTATGGCAGCTTTAGAAAACGGCGGCAATAATGAGTAAATTCCTAGCAAGTAAAGCTTCAAAATACATCAACGAAGACGGAGATTGTGTTATCAATTTTATTGTTAAAGGCGTAGACAAAATGAGTGCAAATTTAGCCTTTGAAGAACAGCACGCTAAAGGCAATAAAATTGAAGCTATGCTAGAGATTGACTTTAAGCCTTATAAATCCAGACGAAGTATAGAACAAAATGCTGCATTATGGTTTTTGCTTACAAAGCTATCTGAAGCAATAAACGGAAGCAAAGATAAAACTTCTGTAGAAGAAACCTATTGCTTAATGCTTGAAGAAGCAAATGTTGCAAGCGAATTTATTCTAGCTCCGAAAGAGGTTGAAGATTCTTTGAGGAAAAACTTTAGAGCTATCAGCTTTAAGGGAACTAGAAATGTCGAAACAAAAGACGGAAGAACTCAAGAATTTAATATTTATCAATGCTATATAGGCTCTTCAAAATACAACACAAAAGAGATGTATCAGCTTATTATAAACACTTTACAAAAGCTTGACGAAAACGGCGTCAGAGACAGCGAAGTCGAAGCTTTTAGGAGGAAATATGAAAAGTAAAAGAAGTAAAGCTTGTGATATTCCTCAAAAAATCAAAAAAATTGTTTGGGAGCGTGACGGAGAACGCTGCATTATATGCGGAAGCCGAATAGCTATGCCTAACGCACACTATATTCCACGAAGCAAAGGCGGACTTGGAATAGAGCAAAACATAGTCACTTTATGTCAAAGCTGTCACTATAGCTATGATTTTGGTGGCGGAGAAACTAGAGAAAATCTAGGAAAATCAATCGAAAAATATTTAATAAAAAAATATCCAGATTGGAACAAAGAAAATTTAATTTTTAGGAGATAAATTATGA